TACAATGAGTATGCAAAACGAAAGTTTTGGAGATTTAGATATAAAAATAAAAATAGAAAGGTTGTGATTTTGTGAATACTTTTGTGTGGGAAGATGGAACATTAGTTGAAAGACCTTACGTTGAAATTGGCGGAGTTAAATATTATGTTCAAGATGGAAGTGTTAGTGGAGGCACTCCTGCTTCAGCAAGTAACTTAAACGAGATGCAAAGCATAATTAATAATAATATTGAAACGGCGGATGTCTATGGAAACAACTATGTAAAAATGATTGACGGTACTTTAATTTGTTGGGGGGAGACATCGGCTTTTAATATTTCCACCTCATCTCAAGCAAATAATGATATAACTTTGCCAGTGGCATATAAAGACAGTAGTTTTAAAGTTATTTGTTCAGTTCGTGCAGGTGGAGCTTATTGGGCTTCGATTGTCGCAGTAATGGGATACCCATTGTCTAATAATTCAATAAGGTTAGTTGGAGCGAATTATATGTCAGGGCAAACTATTGAAAACGTAAAATTATCATATATTACTATTGGTCGTTGGAAATAAGGAGGTGTAAAAATGGATGTAACGATGTTATCAAGTTTTGCAAATGCTATAATTGTAGGGATATGTCTTTGCGTTGGCTATGTGATAAAGCATAGCCTAGACTTCATCCCTAATAAGTATATTCCGTTGATTATGGCTTGTTTAGGTTTAATCATGAGTGTTTGTACCAACTTGGATAAAATCACGTTAGAAGTCATTCTAACGGGCTTATTTAGTGGCTTGGCTAGTACAGGTTGCTATGAAGCTTTTAAGAATTTAATAAAAGGAGAGGAATAATATGTATAAAGGTCAAAAATCAGTAAGAGGTGGAATACAGGACTTCCTATGCCCATTTACTGATATGTACATTACTCAAGGTTCAAATATGGGGACTCATAGAGGAACAATGGCTAATGACGTTCGTGGGGCTTATGCAGGTGTAAGGTATCCTTATTATGCACCTTGCGATTGTAAACTTATATGGAGAGATGTTTCAAACGGACAAGGAATGTGGCAATCATTAGAGAAAGTTAGATTTGCAAACGGAAATATTGATTATGCTACTTTTGTAACGGCACATGATGAAACGTTTGATGCACAAATAGGACAAATCGTAAGGCAAGGTGAACAACTTGGCAATATGGGTAATCGTGCTGGAGGTGGAGCAATATCTACAGGTGTTCATTGTCATATAGAAATAGCACAACATAAATACGATATTTCTAATTGGAAAAAGAACAAATATGGAATTTATTGTTTCCCTAACGAAACAGATACAGACGATTGCTATTTTGTTGACAACACCAATATTATTTATGGGTTTGGAGGTAATTGGAAATATTTATCACAAATACCTGTTGATGATAAAGGAGAAGCAAAAGACCAAATTTTACACATTGGTTCTAAAGTAAGATTCGATGGAGTATTTAAAGTAGATATTATTAAACGTGGAACAAATTGGTTTGGTAATACAAAACTAACAGGTGTTTCATATAAAAACTACTACAATGAAAAAGCTAAAGATTATCATTGGATACCACTTGATGATTGGAAAGAAGTAGATGTTGGAGGAAACGAAAACGGACAAGATGATATTGTAGTAGGTGGAGTAAGCTATGTTAAAAATGATAATATTTATGAAGTTAAAGAAATAGACATCCCAACAAATTCTGCAAAACTTACATTAAATGGGCATGATGTTTGGGTATATTCAACTTATCTTTACGAAGTTTAAGAACTAGGGTAAAACCTAGTTTTTTTGTCAATAAAAGTGTAAAACGATTTAAAATATTAGAATAATATTGACTTAATATTAAAGATATGATATTATAGTATCATCAAGGAGGTGATATTATGAAAAAAATATTTAATATCTTAGAAATTAAAATGTTTGAGAAATTGGCAAACGATAAGGATGCTGTATTATTTACAAGTGGGAACGAGATTGAATATATCTATAATAAAAAGACAGGTAAGAGATATTACCCAAAAAGTTTATTAATAGTTGAAAGATAATAGAAAGAAAGAATAAAAAGGAGAAAAGAATATGACAAGGGTTGAAAGAAATAATAAAAAATATAAAAAGAGGGTAAAGGTTAAAAAGAAAGCATGGAAAGAAATTTTAAAATGCATTATAGCATTGATCGTGGGGGTTGTTTATATAACTTATAAAATAATAAAATGGTTTAATAATCTAATAGCTAAGTTGTTTATGAAATTACCTAGATTAATAAGGGTTGGAGTTGTTTATGGAATTATTGCATTTGCAATTTATGGGAATGTTAATCCGAGGGTTGTTATTAAGGAAGTTGTAAAGGAAGAAGAAATAAAAATTAGGCTTGATAAGAGTGATTTGTTAAAAGAAGAAAAGAAAGAAGAACCTAACATAGCCGAAATTCGTTCAGAAACGTGTCATTTAGGCGAAATTGAGTGTAAGATATACAATAAGTCTATCGAGTATGGTTTGAGCCGAGAACAGGCGTTTATTGTGGTTTCTATAAGTCGCCACGAAACAGGCAAGTGGACTAGCAAGGCATTTTTAAATAAAAACAACTTAGGAGGTATCATGTGTAGCACAGGTTTAAGAAGTTACAATTCACTTGATGAAGGAATTGATGCATTTGTAAGTTTATTAAAAAGAAGATACTTTGACAGGGGGTTAGATACGATTGAGAAGATTCAACCTGTTTATTGCCCCATCAATGCGGATAACGATCCCCACAATCTCAACCAATACTGGCTACCAATGGTTACAAAATACTACAACGAATATTTAAACAAATAATATCACTTTATAATTGACTTTATATTATTATAATGTTAAAATATTAATTGTAAGGAGGGATATAGTGGAAGATAAAAGAAAGCCTTTTCCTATTTACATCAAAGATTCTTTAAAGGATAAGCTAACTAAAGAAGCCGAGGAAAAAGGTTTGTCATTGAACGCATATATTAATATGCTTTTGATGGAAAGGAAAAAGTAAGATGACAAGACAGGAGTATTTGAATGAATTAAATAAGGCATTTGGAGATTTCAAATTCTTCGAGGAAGACCATCATTACGAGTACAAAGGACAACGAGTTGGAATATCGGTTACAAGACTTATTGAAGAGTATTGCAACGAGTTTGATAGCCAAGCAGTTGCCGAAAAGGTGGCTATTAGAGATAACAAATCAGTTCAAGAAGTATTAGATGAATGGAAATATAAAAATAAATTTGCTTGTGAAAAAGGTTCTACTTGTCATGAATACGCACAAACAAATTGGAGTCATGAAAGTTGGACGCCTAAAACATTTGATAGTTCTATTGAATTTGAAAATGCTATATGTAAAATATTTGAACAAGCAGATAATTTTTATGAAGATTATAAAGACAGATTAGAACACCTTGCTGATGAATATGTAATAGGTAGTGAAGAATATGACATAGCAAGTGCTATCGACCATTTATTTATAAACAAACTAACAGGTGGACTTGTATTAGTAGACTACAAAACAAATAGTGATATACATAAAACTGAACGATATGCAAAACAAATGAAAGTACCCTTACACCATTTAAAGGATTTCACGTTGAATCACTATTACATACAGCTTTCGATTTACAAATATCTAGTTGAAAAATACACGAGTTTAAAGTTCGAAGAAATGTTTATTGTTTACTTTAGTGAAAATATCGAGAATTATGAGATTATAAATGTGCCTTATCTATACAAAGAAGTAAAAAATATATTAGAATTAAGGAGGAGTGCCAAGATGGCAAAAATGTTATTAATTATGGGAGAACCTGCAAGTGGTAAAACAGTATCACTTCGCAACATTCCAAAGAATGAATTATATTATGTAGATTGTGATAAAAAGGGGTTGAATTACAAAGGTTGGAAAAACGACTTTAATGCAGAAAAGAAGAATTATTTTAGAAGCAACGATGGAGAACAGATTGCAAAATTAATGATTGCAATTAGTGAAAAAAGAGAAGATATTAAATACATTGCGATTGATACTATCAATTCAATAATGATAGCCGATGAAATGAGAAGAAGCAAAGACAAGAACTTTGACAAGTGGGTTGATTTAGCAAGTTGCATTTTCAACTTAATAAACATAGTTCCTGATTTAAGAGATGACTTAACTGTTATTTTTGTAGGACACACACAAACTGATGATGAAGGATTTACAAGACTTCTTACAAATGGTAAAAAATTAAATAAAATAGGTCTTGAAAAATACTTTGATACAGTTTTAATTGCTAAAAACAACGATGGAAAATATGTATTTGAAACAACTTCGCCAAATTCAACAGCAAGAGTTCCAATGGGTTGTTATGAAGGTGAACAATACATTGAAAATGATTTATATGAAATTATTAAAGAATTGAAAGAATATTAAAAATGTGATATAATATAATTGTCTAGGTAGAAAGAGTGTTTAATGATACGTAGGGCTACCTAGACAATAATCCTATGTATCATTAAGCACTTTTTCTTTACTAATTAAAGACAAAAGGTGGTGATATATTGGAAGAAATATGGAAACCTATTAAAGGTTATGAAGGATTATATGAGGTATCTAATTTAGGTAAAATTAAAACATTAAGTAGAATTATTAATGGAAGAAAAATGCCTGAAAAAATAAAAAAATTAGATAAAACAAAGCAGGGATATTTAAGAGTTCAATTATCAAAAAATAAAGAAAACAAAAAATATTCAGTTCATAGATTAGTGGCACAAGCATTTATATTAAATCCTAATAATTTTCCTTGCATTAATCATATAGATGAAAATCCTAGTAATAATAATGTTGATAATCTTGAATGGTGTACACATTTATATAATAATTTATACAATGAAAAGCATAAAAGAAATTGCAAAAAAATAAAACAATTAGATGAAAGTTATAATATTATAAATGTTTTTGATAGTGTTAATGAAGCAAGTCAAAAAACAAATATAATAAGAACAGAGATATCTAATTGTTTAAATAAAAGACAAAAAACTGCTGGTGGTTATCACTGGCAATATTATGAATTAGATAAACAAGAAAGCGAGGATAAATAATGTTAAATATTGATAAAAAAGTTTGGGAAGAAACAGAGGTTAAAGAGTTCGGCGACTATGAGTCGCTTGAACTTGGTGGTCATGTAATAGTAATTAGAAAGGCAGATAAATATACAGGACAAAGTGGAAATGAAAGTTTAAGAGTTCAAGTCGATATTGATAAAAGCGACAAGCAAGGTGGATTCTTTCAACAACAATTCGACAACAATACAAGAAGTGATAAGATTTGGAGTCCGAATGCAACAAAGTATTATTCATTAAAGCAAGAAAACTTGGGAATGCTTAAAGGAATGATTACTGCAGTTGAAAATAGTAATGCAGGGTTTAAGTTTGACATGGACGAAACAAAATTAGCAGGTAAAAAAGCAGTTGGAGTATTTGGATTAGAAGAATTTGAGAAGCAAGATGGTACGATTGGAACATCAGTTAGACTTACGCAAATCCGTTCGCTTGACAAATTAAAAGAAGTTAAAATTCCAAAAGTTAAGAAACTTGATGGAAGTTATGTTGATTATGAAGAGTACATGGATCATCAAAAAAATGCAACTGCCGAAGAAATCTTCGGAGCTAGTATAGTTGAAACTGACACAGGCGATGTTCCTTTTGAAATTTAGATGTAAAGCCGACTAAAAAAGTCGGTTTTTTTGTGAATTAATGTTTGACAAGAAATCATAATTATATTATAATTTTAAATGAAAGGTAGGTTAGATAATGTATATATTGAAGAATGATGAAAAAGTTTCTATTATCAATCAAAGTGAGCTTGCTAGAAAAATCGGAATCAACCAAGCGACACTTAACAGAATTTTTAACAAGAAACAAAAATGTTCTAAATTAATGGCTTATTCAATAGTTAAGTCGATTAATGACAATGCTGAAATAGAAGATTATTTTGAAAAAGTTAAATAGAAAGGAGAATAAAATGAAATATTTAGTATCTGTTAAAGACAAAGAAGAAAAAAACGAACTATCATTCCTTTTTGAAGGTATAAATGATTTAATATTTTTTACTAAAAGAATTATAGAAATAAGCGATTATATAATAGAAATCCAAAAGATTGAAAGGGGTGATTAAAATGACAAATAAAAGGCAAGCATTTCTTATCATGATGAGTCAAGAAGAAATTATTGAAGACTTAACTGATGAAGAACTTGGGAAGATATTTAGAAGTATTTTTAAATATGAAAGAACAAAAGAAGTGCCAAAATTTAATGATAGATATTTGAATTCTGTTTTTAAAAGTTTTAAAACCCAAATTGATTTTAGCGAAGAAAATTACAACAAAATTTGTCAAAAAAACAGAGAAAATGCAAATAAAAGATGGGGAAATGAAGATACGACCGAATGCGACCGTATGCAATCGAATACGAGCGCATACGAATGCAATGCGTCGCATACCAAAAATGCCAAGATAAGAGAAGATAATATAAGAGAAGATAATATAAGAGAAGAGAAGAGAAGAAAAGATAATAAAGTTGCTGACGCAACTCCCACCCCCACCCCTATTTTTGATTTTCCGACTATTTTGGAATATGGCAACAAAAAGGGGGCTACTGATGATTATTGCAGAAAATTTTACGATTATTACGAAGATAGAAATTGGAAGAACGAAAAAGAGTGGAAAAGCAAATTTGATGAGTGGTGCAGAAAAGATAATATCGAGCCGAATATTTATCAGCTTAAAAAGATTGACGAGGGAGTATTTACAATATGATTGATTATGAAAGAGCAACTCTTATCATCATGATTAATAATATCGAGGCATTTGAAACAACTTGTTTAAGAGAAGAATATTTTTTGAACGATGCATATTCAAATATGTTTAAATATTTGAATGAATATTATAAAAAGCATCAGAAAATTAATTATGTTGAGATTTCAAAGGAATATACTGATTTTAATAGCAAGCTATATTTGGAGTTATTGGAATCCAAAATACCAAGTGATGATTGGAAAAGAACTTTAAATATTTTAGAAAACGATATTGTCAATGCTTATAAGTATTCATGGGCAAAGAAATTGTTAGGAATTAATTTGAGTTTTAATGAGTTTAGAGACAAAATCGAAGAGCTTGCGAAGATAGATGCTAGCAATTTGAAATATTATAAGACTTCGAGCGAAATAGACATGGAAAGTAACGAAAATGTTACTTACATAAAATCGGGGATAACGAAGTTGGATAGGTTTTTGAAAGGTTTTGCACTTGGTGAGTTGAGTGTTTGGAGTGGTGGAAATGGTAGTGGTAAATCTACATTGTTGTCACAAATTGCTATCGAAAGTTTTAAAAGAGATTATAATGTGTTGATTTTTAGTGGGGAATTAAAAGATAGCAGATTAATGAAATGGCTTAATTTACAAATTTGTGGGAAGGCTAATTTGTATCATAATCAACAGTACGATTATTATTATCCGAGGGATAAAGAAAAAGTGATGGAGTTTTCTAACAACCGATTATTTGTTTATGACAATGATCTCGGAAATGATATTAATAAAATTATTTTTGCGATTTATGATGCAGTCAAAAATAAAAATGTAAAGATGGTTATTTTAGATAATCTTATGAGTATGAATTTGGGTGATGGCAAAGACAAATATGATGCTCAAACTAGGTTGATTACTGATTTGTCAGATATGGCTAAAAGATTGGGAATACATATTCATTTTGTATGCCACCCTAGAAAATCAACAAGTTTTTTAAGAAAGTATGATATATCAGGGACTGCCGACTTGACTAATATCGCAGATAATGTGTTTATAGTTCACAGAGTCAACAATGATTTTATAAAACAGACAAGCGAAATGTTTAAATGGAATAAAGACAATGAAATATATCAGTACGACAATATTGTGGAAGTTTGTAAGAACAGAGAACAAGGAATTCAAGATATGTTTATAGGGCAGTATTTTGAAGTTGAAACAAAGAGATTTTTGAATTATAAAAATGAGGATAAATTTTATTTATAGGAGGGATAATATGAATATTTTTATTGATGAATTTGGGCAAATATTTTGCGAATTTACAAAAGGAATATATTCAATGATTACTAAAGAGTATTTCGAAAAAATAAAAAATGCAGGATTGATTGAAGATATAGAAATTTGTATCGGTGATAGCAATGTATGATTATGCAGAAATAGAACTATCTCTTTTATCTTGCTTTTGGTTGAATCCAAAATTGTTAGAAGAAACTAAATTAGAAGAGAAACACTTTATACATTACAAAAGACTTTTTGTATTGTTCCAATCATTTTATAAAAAGTTTGGAAACTTGAATATTGAATCTGTTTGCAATGTTGTAAAAGACCAATACAAATTGATGAGGTATGTAAAAGACGTTGTTGAAAAAGAGCCACTTCCAAATAAGTTTGAGATGTTTCAAGATTTATTGATAGAACTTTACAACGAATCAAAAGAAGAAAAATATTTGCGAGAAAAAACATATTCATTGGCGACTGATTTATACATGAAAAATATTACTTCAAAAGAATTTAAAGAACGTCTTGACAATCTTTACACTCATGCAAAAGAAATTTGTAAAAATGATTGATTTTGAGTAAATATTATGTTAATATTAAAATGTAAGGAGATGAGTGCAATGAAAGATTTTATTAAAACAACTATTTTTACTATTTTTATGGGTGCTGTTATGATAGCAGCGATTGCAACATACAACGCAAGAATAGAAAAAATAGAACGTGGCGAAATGGTTTTAGTAAACCAAAATGAAATGGATAGATAGGAGGAGAGTATGGAAACGTTAGAAAAAGAAATTTTGGTTTTAACATTCATAGCTAGTGTTATTATTGGGGTAGTGTTTTTTGGATTTATTCATACGTTTATAGATTTATACAACTTCAAACAGTGCTATGACATAAATTTCCAAAAGACAAGTTGTCAAAAATATTTGAATTATTAGGAGGGATATTGTGAGAGAAGATATTATTGAAGATGCTAACCAACCTGAATGGATAGAGGTAGACATGGGTTATCATCAAAAATTGGAGGAGAATTTGGAATATTACAAAACTGCGATTCGGCTTATAAAGGATGAATTGTATGGACTAGAGGGGTTGACTAAAAATTATGAGGAAACGGTTGGAGAGATAGAAAATATTGTTAAAGAATTAGAAGAAGAATTGAATTGAGGTGCATTATGATCTATTTGGAGTTGATTGACTTAAAAACGTTGAAGACTTTTAAGAAGTACTTTCAATGTGAGTTTGAAAGGGATAAATTTGCAAGAAAATTAAAATATTCAAAAAGGATAAAGGAGATAGGTAGAAATGAGTAAAATGAAAGATTTTAAAAGGACTATATTTGAACATTTAAAAACAAGAAAGAAATATAATACTTTGTCGCTAAAGTATGAAGTAGCCAAAGAAGATTTAGAAAAGAAGCAAGTTGAATTAAACACACAAAAAAGAATCAATTTAAAAGAAAAAGAAATATGGGAAGGCAAGCTTAAAGAACAAGAAAAAGAAATTATTGAATTAAAAAAAGAAATAAAAAAGTTAAAAAGCAAAAAACGGGAAAGCAAGAAAAAGGAGACACAGGCATAGTTAATTTGCTAATTGGTATGGAGTTATAAATGATATATATTATTACCGATGAATATATTTATTCATTTAAAAGAAAAGGATTAAGATTTTGGGCAATTTATATTTGGAATAAGATATTAAACAAAAAGATGAGAATATACAGGAGGTAGTGTTTATGTATGAAGTTTTAATTAAGTTGTATTATGAATTAGATTATAGGAAATTTAAGTTAGAAGATTTAAAAGAAATAAAAAAGATATTAAACCAATTTAATGGTAAAACAGAAGAGGTTAAAGTGAGGAGGGTAAAAGAAAAGTGAGTAACGAAGAGTTAAGCAATGTTATTGATAGAGCCGAGGATGAATATCAAAAGTTAAAAG